TCTATTGGTTTTTCTCCAGCGTGTAACCAAGGCCATAGTGGTGGAAACATAAGTAAAGAACCTTTCTTGCATTGTGACGTAACATCATAATCTGGAAAGGTAGTTGAACCACCATCATTATCATCTAGATACAAAAAGAAAACTAGAAAACGTCTTGCACTAGCATAATCTGCAACATCAACATGATTACCAAATTGGTCTACACCATCTGGTAGGTATCGTTTTAAACGAATACCCTCAAACCCATACTTCTGTGGCCAGATATTAGTATCATATCCAATATTACAATCTTTTCTATATCGTTTTATTGAATCTTTAAATACATCAATAAGATGAGATACTTCCATCTTCCACACAGGATTTGCAAGTAAATGTATTTGTGTAAAGGACATTTCTCCTTGACTTTGTTTTTCGTATTGCTCTGGACAACTTTCAAATTGTTGTATCAAATTGTCACAGAATTTATCATCAACTACATTGTCGTATCGTCTAATGTAATTTTCCATACTTGTATTCCTTCTCTGCGGCTTCATCAATTTGTTTCATTACGTCTTCCGTAAAGTATTTTTCTGGATTGTTATTGATAGTCTTACCAAACTGTGTAGTACCATCAGGCAGTTCTATTCTTGTGGACACTTGTTTGAATATGTTATGTTTAATTGCAAGTTCTAATAAACCATAGTATTTGTCAAGTCCAGTTTCATAAGATAACTTGACATCAACCATTTTATTCTCTATAGTCAATCTCGACTTATGATTCTTACAATGCACGATATTACCCACAACATCAGTACCAATCTTTTCTTTTCTCTTTGATAGAAAGATAATAGACGAGGCTGCATACTTTAATCCAGAACCACCACCCATTTCTTTGGTAGGAAACATAGAACCCATAGAGTCGTATGTATGATTTGTTACAATCAATGGAACACCACAACGACCTAGTTTTAATGTCAATACACGAAATGCAGCTTTCAGAACTTGCGCCCTAGTCATATCTCTTGTTTCTTTTCCGTCAGATGTATCTTCAACTTCTTTTGTAGTAGACAACATTCCAAGTGAATCAAGACACATCATCATAGGTCTACGATCAGTTTCTTTCTTTGCAATATAACTATCTAATACTTTAATTGCCTGTGTTCTGAACTCTTGTACAGTAGTTACTGGTATCATAACCATTCTAGCAGGGTCTATACCCCTATCTATGACCATTTGTTTTGTGATTGCACTCTCTGATTCAAAGTACAAAACACCAGCATCTGGATTTGCATCAAGGAATGATTTAACCATACCCATAAGAAAGAAAGTTTTCCCAGTCGCTGATTCTCCAGCTATTGCTGTAATCTTATTATTTGGTAATCCACCATGAATAGAACCACTTAATAGTGCATTAAAGATGTACGAACCAGTATCAATAAATCCACCAACATCTGCACCCTCTACACCATCACTTACCAGACTGGCATACTCATTACCAGTTTGTTTTATTATATCTTTAAAAAAATCATTCACTTATATATCTCCTACTTTTCTACTTGCAGACTTCAATGCATCAAAACCGCCTGGATATCTTTCAGACAGTTTACCCACATTGATATCAAAGATTTCTTCCCATGAACTATCTAGTGCGATTAACGCTTGTGTCATATACCAACATATGTCACCTAGTTCAGACTTGAGATGTTTCTTTGTATCGTCATCTATCTCTTTACCTTGAAAGAGTAACTTCTTTACTATGTCATTAAACTCTCCGACTTCACCAGACAATCCAATGGAAGCTGTAATTAGTCTTTGAGGTTCAATACCATTTTCTTCCATGATGTCTAATGCATCTTTAAAGTCTATGGAGTTTTTAGTTGCATCACTTGTGACTGTATCCACAAAGTTTACATAATCATTTAACACACTTGGATTCTTTCTCATACTATTTCCTATAAGTATTCAACAATAATACTTGTTGTTGGGTTATTTTTTGTTTCATCATCTTTGGAAAAATGATTTGTTTTAACAGATTCTATACGAATTGTACGCTTACCATCTGAATCTATTTCTTCATAATATTTTGTATTCACTTCTTTAATTAATTGTTTCATTTAATTTCTCCACACATATTTTGGTTCTGCACCCATGTCCAATCTAGTCTTTGGATTGTATCAATAAACCATACTATAGTTATAACATAGATTCCTTACAAAGTCAATGGTCTTTATTTGTTACCAACCACCTTTCAATAATTTTAACATTATTATCGCTATCGGTTATAGTGTTGTTATGTAGCACTTCTAAGTGTTGACTTATTTTTTTGTCGTTGATTAAGTTATTCATCTTTTTAATTTCATTATTAGTTCTTTTATCAGTTCTTTTCTTATCCCACCAACCACCTCTATCTGTTGATCTCTCATCTAAAGTGTTAATATCAACTGATAGATAATATATTTTAAGTTCATAGTTGTCAATCAACCAATGTAGTATTTCTTTTCTAAAAAACTTTTGACCCTCAATCAACATATTTTTATGTTTAGGATATTCTTGTTCCATAAAATTTTTAAATCTATCTTTACCAGCAAAGATATAATCAGAGCCAGGATTTGTAGTCTTATTATAATATCTACCACCAATTAGCAAAAAATTTTCAAATTTAGTGCAATGAAAATATTTTTGTGGTTTGTAATCTTCACCCTTATCATAGTTACTAATTATCTTTCTTATAATAGTAGATTTACCTACACATGACATTCCTGCTATCCATATAATCATTATTCCATCCTCATCAAAAAGTTAGAGCCACCTAATTTAAGTTTCTCCTTATAACCCAAATCACATAAAAAGTTATATGCATTTTTTTCTTTCTTCAGTTCTTTAGGGTGAACCTCTATAAAGATATTTGGTTTGTATTTTTCAATAGTATTTATAGCACCCTCTAACACATATAATTCGTGACCTTCAGTATCAATCTTAATAAAATCTATCTTATCAAAATTATAACTATCAATAGTTGTTACATTAACTTGTGTCAATATACTTGTTCTAATTCTATCTGGATTAAATTCTAATGTTGACATACCAGAGTTGTGTTGTGTTACTTTCATATCTACCACATCAACTTTATTAGATATACCTATTTCATACATCTGCAAATTAGAAATATCTTTACAGTTCTCACGCCAACATTGAGCATGAGAACTAACTGGTTCAAAACATATAACTTTTTCGAAAATTGTTGATAATCTTTTAGACCATATACCAACATGAGCACCAACATCAAGTGCAACATCTCTATTTGAAATATACCTCATGGTTTCAAAGAAATGTTTCTGTTCATAACTATCTCTCCAAAACCAATTATCGGTATCTGGTATCCATAACTTTTTGTCTTTGGTTAATTTCATTAAGAAATTTTATCCTCCCAATAATCTAAGTGTTCAAACTTTCTTTTATGTTAATTACTTTGCTATAGTAACATTGATTCGTTTAAAAGTCAAGTACTATTTTACAAAATTGTCCATTATGTTACTGAATAAATTGTAATACTCAAACTCCTCTAGTAATACTTTTTTATAGTTATTTCTATACTCTGTAAGTTTAAGTATTAGAAGTGTTTCATTTCTTAATTGTTTTATTCTATGTTCTAAATCTTCAAATCTATTTACTCTTTGCCAATCATCTATATTATAAGTATTGTTCTTATCATAGTCACCCCAAACAAAAGGTATCATACCGATAGATAGTGCTTCTGGGTATCTTGATGTAGTTGCAGTTGGGTCTAACCAATTGAAACATAATGTCGCACGGCACTTCTCTAACATAGGATATAATACTTTCCAATCTTTTATCCAAGCAGATTGTCTTTGTACTCCACTAGGGAATCCACCTACTAACATTGTTGATAAGTCAGAGCGATATATTTGTCGTATTGTTTTCTCTCTTACATTTTTTTCTGATGGTTTCATTCTACCCCAATAACCGAAATCAATACTTTTATCCTCATCAAACAATCTACCTCTATTAGAAAGTGTCTGTATGAAATGATACTTCATACCATGAATATTACCAGAGAAATCTGTTTCATCTATCGTGTTGAATGATTTTAAATTTATATCCTTAAATGTTTTATTACGATAAAGTTCTTCGGTATCACCTCTATCACTTCTCCACATAATCACAGTTTTACCTTCAAAGTATGGTCTAATTGTATCCATATGACTTTCAGACTTTGCGAGGTCTTTTGGGTTCATTTGTAACTCACCATGATAGCGAAACTCTGAGTCTGATGGTATTACAATCACATCTGCCCATTCTATATTCTCTGGTGTTCTCTTTGGTCTTGTGGAGTCAAATGATACGTTATATGTCCTATACTCATGTTGAGGATTTGCTCTCATATACTTTACATAGTTCTCAAAGAAACTATCCAGTACTGTTTCTAATGGCCCATTATATTTGACGTTACTTCTAAGTCTTGCAATTGTTATCTTCATCTGATTATATCTATCTTATTCATACTGTCTTGATTCCATACTTCTAGTTCTTTTCTTATACGACCATCTGCAACTATATTATTATATCTTTTAGTTGCAAGTTTCTTCCACCACTTGGTTATGTTCTCTAACTCAAACCTATCATAGTTATCTACTTTATTTAGCGTTTCTGTTTTACCAAGTAGTACGTCTTTTGTATTACTGTATCCATACTCACTCATATAGAATCTTTTTTGTGTTGTCACTCCAGTTGCACTCTCCATTGCAGATACAAACATATTATATGCCTTTGTATCATGTTCTTTAAGTGAAGCCTTAATGATACCTACCATCTTAGTTTGCATCTTGAGTTTTCTACTTGAAATACCTTGTTTTAGAAGTTCTTCCCCACCATTCTTTTTTGTAAACCAATCTTTAAGTTCTGGATATATCTCCTCACCAAGTGTCAATAGAAACTTTGATTGTGTATCACCTTTGTATCTTAGATATGGTCGCATACCATCATACATAGATGCACCTTTGAGATTACCATATAAAGATGTAGTTTCAAATAGACAAAACTCTGTGTCATATTTCTTGTTTAACATCCTACGAGTTGCATGAGAACAACATATTGCTGCAAGTAACTTACCACCAAGACAGTTAAACCCAAATGGTTGTACTGGCACAATGTTAAAACCCATGATAGCTCTTTTGTTAAAGATATCTAAGTCTGGAACACTACCCAGATAATCATTTCTTGGTTTACTGTTAATAAGAGGACTACCATATCGTATAAAACCCACAATAGTATTTGTAGTTGTTTCTTTTACTACAACCTTGAGTGTCTTGCCTGGATTTTCATCTGGACTAAATGATGCAGTTTTTTCAAGTAATGTATCGAACACTTCAGTTGGTACAACTGCAACTTGAAAATTCATATCCTCTGGGTGCATATCAAACTCTTGAAACAACTCATCTTCTATACTCATACCAGGCAATCCAACTGGAATGTTCTTAACTCTTTCAATCTTTCTTGCACGAAAGTAATCATCTATTCTATGAAAGTCTTTGAAATAATTCATCATCTTCATAGCTGCATATACAGAATCTTCTTTACTCAATATCATCCAAAAAAGTCCTCTAGTGTTCCTTGTTGGCCGTAACTCTTATCCACCAACCAATTAATTTTTGTAAGTATGAAGTTCAATGGTTCGATAAATGATTTCTCAAACTGTACGTCATAGTCCACACTCTTATGTAAGTCTAGTTCTTTAGGAAGTTTTGTAATGAATGATATAGCACTACATTGATATATGTTTGGTTGTTTCATATTAATGAACTTTATCTTGTCACCCTCTTGTATATAAGGATACTTGTTACCTAGTTTTCTTTCTTTAACTAGATGATTATACAGAATTGCACCCTTACAATGTATAGGAGCACCCTTTGCAAACATACCATTAGAAGATGAAAACTTTGACAATCCATTTACACTTCGAGGGTAAGCAATCTCCTCTGGTGGTAAACTCATAAACTCCTCACGAAAGTTCTGTATGAATGTATTGAGTTCTTTCTCTGTACCATTCATAATAATGTTCAGTCCTTGTTTAATCTTTTCTCTACAAGGAGCTGGTGTTGAACTCTTTACTGCTTCGATACCCATGATCTTGAGTTGTGCCTCTTTATACTGAACACCCTCATTATCCCAGACGTTTAGAATATATCTTTTCTTTGCAGTCCATATACCCTTGTCTGCAATTACTTCTCTTGACATCTCCATCTTCTGTTCGTAACTGTTTACATACTCATGCAGAGATTGATAACTTTTCTCAATGAATGGCTCAATCTTCTCTCTGGCAACGTCATCCAAGAATTTGATAATCTTTTTAGTTTCCGTTCCCTCATCAAACACTTTATTGACAAGTGAGTCAAAACAAACATAAATCGAATCTGTATCAGACGCAATAACGTAATCTTGTTG